CATCTGTATATTCTTTTCCAGTTTCTCTATCTAAAAGAATCTGAGCTAGTGGCCCTGCAGCCTGCGGAATAACCTCCGCCAGCTCTGCATTCTGCCCAGCTACCATTTCAGTTATTTGTTTTTCAGTTAACCGATCTAAAGGAACAAAGTCTCGCTTATCCTCCTCACTAAGGCTAGCCTTGTACTCAGCATTAATTTTATCTAGTTTCTTTTGATAGGCCGTCTCGTACTTGAGCATAAACATACGATGCATCATTTGCCCCATCTTGATTACATCACTTCTAGCATTTTTAGTACTTCCTAGCATAGAAGATAGACCATGCTCAAATCTAGGCTCTACTGTTCTTCCAATTACTTGAGTTAACTCTGTATCATTAAAGTTATGTAGTGCTTTTCCGTTTTTATCTACATCTAATGCTTTGCCATCTAATAGTAACTGTTTATATTCTTCTTTAGATGGAGATTTATTGCCTTCAAAGGCACCTAATTTTTCTAAATTATCTACAAAGGCCATCATCTTATTTTTATAATCTTTTCTTGTAATGATGCCTAACTCATTCAGATATTTTCTATCCTCCGGAGCTACTGTTCCTTTTTGCATAGCCTGCCACATATTATGCAAAGCTGTAACTTCTTCATAAAAACCATCAACAACATCTGATGCAACTCCCTGAGCAATACTCTTAGTACCTCCTCCATACATATAAATCATGAAAGGGTACTTAACAGTTTTACGCATTTTTTTATTATAAAGATGTAAATCAGGAACTAAGCTTCTTAAAGCTTCACTTCTAGCTTTATACATTTCAGGATACTTTGCCAACGTTCGCGCATTTTCCGCCTCTTGCTGAGGAGTTGGTGGCTTCTTTTTAGTTCCTTTTGTATATCTTCCAGCCTCTGAAACAAAGTCACTCTTCCATGCGTTTTCTATGTACCAATCAAGTGCTTTGTCATCTGTATCACCTTCTTTAATATGGTCAATCAACGTCATATAAACATCAGGTATAGTTGGATCATGTGAAGAACGAACATCATACCAAGTACCTGTTTGATTTAAATGTGTCTCTAATTGTTCGGAATCAAATATTGGGAACTGCAGGAGGTTCATAGCAAACCCATTAGTAATTCCGTCAATTTCCATTACTATGTCAGATTTAAACTCGGCTTTTGCTCTGATAGGATCGCCAGAAGGCATGTACTTAGCTAATGCAGTAATAGCCGTTAGTAGCTGGATATTTGCATCTTTATAATCATCAATGCTCTTAATTTGTGATACAGCTTCTGCTAACTTACTAGCAGCAGCTTTGTCGTCTTTATTTTCGTTAAGAGCTTGCATAGCTTTTACAGCTTCTTGCACATGTCCATTATTTACAATATGGTCAAATTGTGTTTCAGCCCAAGCTAGTTTATTCTTGTCAACATCCAGTCCAAAATTCTGAGCAACAGCTAACTTAAACTTCCACAGATTATTTTTGTTGTAAGTTTGTGCTCCCCAGGACTGTAATAGGAATCTAGTAACTTTGCTGTTCTGAGGATTTATTTTTCCCTGTTGTAGGATTCTATGATGTCCTTGTAGTTCATAGGCAAAGTAGAAGTCTTTTAATTCACCTGCTTCGTTAGCCTCTAAAAATGACTTTAGATCGTTTTGTTTATCTCTATTTGCAGCTTCATAAGAATCTCGTTGACGTTGATGCATGTCTCCTTCTGTAGAAAGAACACCCATGAGTCGATTTAAAAGATCTTTACCAGCATCACTTTTATTTAATACAACTACTGAGTCCGCAGTCTCTGAGATATTCCATTTAGCATTATGTAACTTCTCAAGAGCCTTTCTTACTTTACGTGGTACTTTCTTCAGGGATCGTTTAATACGAGTTGGAGTATCTACAGGTTCCCGCAGAACTTCTCCATAAGAGTCTAGCTTCATATCAAGCTGCTCAGTTATTTTTTCTAATGCTGATTTATCTTCAGCAAGTGCAATAAGTTCTTCCTTAGATTTTTTCTTTTCTGGGTATTTAATATGCCTATAAGTTTGATCGTCATCTTTATTTTTTGGATTATTAAAATTTCGATCTTTTGCTTTAGCTTCAAGAAAGTTAAATACTTTATTTTCTATACCAAACCAAGCTTCAGAGTCTTTACCCGCAGCTATATCTAAAGCCATCATACCTAGAGCAGGGAGCAATCTTGCATAGTATAAATCAGCACTATCCTGGGTTAATGTAGGATGGTCTTTAGCTATTTTCTTAGCAGATAGTTGTAAAGACTTTGCAACATCTTTACCTATACTGTCTGCTGCCTCATTAAAACCATGACCTATATCTTCTAATTCTGTTATTTCGTTCTTGTTAGGATCTTTTTTCCCGCTGTATAGAAATTGTTTCCTTTGCCAGTCGGAAGTAAATCTAGTATTAGTTGGATTCTTAGTTCTAAATGATAATGCCCCTAGGTACATACCTAATAGTATTTGATCTGGTAATTTACCTACTTGTTCTGTCTTACTATTATTATAAGGACGTAATAGAATAGATAACGGCTCTCCTAAAGCAAACTGCTTAGCATCAAACAATTGCTCTACAGATGAAGATGTTTTTATTGGTAACTCTTTACCAGCTACAATCAACTTCTTCGGTTCATCTTTCTTAAGTTCAAGTTTAGCAATACCTTCTGAGTTAATAGATACTATTTCATAAACTCGTGTGTCTTCTGAGTCAATAATACGTACATTTGATCCAGCTTTTAAAGCTACTGCTATATTTTCATAACGGTTTTTAAATTTTCCATACTGTTGTGCTATATGTTTAGCCGTAGCTTTATCTACACCTAACCCTGTAAGAGCATCTCTAAGTTTCTGCCAACTAAATGTACCAACTAGTTTCTGAGGTTTTCTTATTCTTCCTGATTCTATATCCGCATCAGTCCATATAAAATCCGTATCTTGAAGCGTGTGCAATCCCGGTACATTCTCTATGTCACCTATTTGAACTAAATCAGTGAAGAACGTTCCAAGCATTCCCATAATTCTTTCTCGATTCTTAGCACTCGCTTTAAGAATTACAGGCCAATATTTTTTAATGGTACTAGCTATAAAATCTTGTACTTTACCTGCTTTAGTTTTTGTTTCGGTCTCTGCATCTGTTCCTGTTTCTTGAGTAAGTTGCTCAGCAGAATCAGGAGATGATTTAGAAGTTTTAGTAGTTTCATCAAATACCTCATCTGCTCCATCACCCCCTGTATCTTCTGTAGGTTGCTGACCGGCTTGTCTTTCAAGGGCTTCAAGCTCTTCAATTTTTCTAAGAATCTCACGCTCTTGTTTATCATAATCTTCATCGGGTGCACTCCCTAGTTTATCTTTTTTAGCTTTTTCTTCTTTAAGCTGTCTAACTCTTTTTAAATCTTCTTTTAACTTTGCAATTTCTTCTGGAATGGATGTCCCTTTAGGTCGTGCTTTAGTTTCTGATTTAACAGGAACAATGCGGTCAATTTGGTACCCAGCTGAAGATCCCTCAACTTGTACATATTCAATTCCGTCAGGCCCTTTACCTAACATTTTAGTGATAGGCACCGGTTTTGGCGTAATTAAAGAACCATCTTGATCTACTACGTTTACAATATCTCCTTCTTTAACTTTAGCCTTCTTTTGAGGATCTTTGATATCAGCTATTTTTTCATCAGATATTTCCTCAGTCGGTCTGCCAATCTTTTCTTCTATCTTGTCAAGGCCAGCTAGGAATTCACTATCTGTCTCCGCTTTGCCCTGTGCTTTAGCTTCATTCTTAGCAATGGACGTAGTGGGATATGTTTTAACTGCTTCCCATGCACTACGACCTAACTTAACTTCCTCTTCTAGTGCATTAATTAGATTCCTAGAATCTAGTGTAGTATCGGTTTGTTTAGATGAACTAATCTCAGTAAGAAAACTAATCCCAGCTGCTTCTCGTCTTTCCTCGACTTCCTTATCAAACTCAGCTCTAGTCATCTCCTGTACGGTGTACTTCATTTTCCGTGTGTTAGGATTTAACTTTTGAGCAGCAGGATCTATAACTCCAGATACAGCCCATAACTTACCTGTATCTGAGAAACCAGATTCAGCCTTATCGTAGGCTTGCTTAAACGCATACAGCTTATTGCTGAGATTAGTCGCGTGATTCTGCATTTCATCATACAGAACTGCGACTTTCTGATTGATTAATGCTATAGGACGTTTCTCAGGATTTTTAAGTAATTCTATTATTTCATTACGATATGTATGCAGACCTTTAAACCTTTTGCCCTCTCCACGAACAACTTCTTCATGTACATCAGCAAAGGTTTTATCTTCAAGTTTTTCGTCTAATTTCTTCTGATCTTCCTGAGCTTTTTGTATTGCTAGTAAATGTTTCTTAGTAGCAGCATCTGTCTTAGGATCATCGAGTGCTTCTTTAAGTTGCTCTGGAGTTGCATTTTGTGCGTCAGCAAATGCAGTAGGACCCGAGAATAGTTTATCTGCTTTAGATCCTTTCTTCCCAGCATCAGTAGGTAAGACTCCTTTTTCCTTAAGCTCTGCTACTTTCTCACGTACAGCTTGTTTCTCTGTGTCATTTAGTTTACGGTTAGTTAGTTTCTTTAATCTTTCTAATACTAATTGCTGTCGTCTAGGATTTATATCTTCTGGAGATATCTCTTTAATTTTTTCTTCTTTAATTCTTTTAAGTTCTTTAATACCTCTTTCCCTATCCGCATCAAACTTTCTAGTTTTTTTAACAAATTGTTGATATTCAATAGGACTATCAAAATCTTCTTTTGTTAATCTTCTACCTGTCTTTTCATCAGTCCATTCTGCAGGCTCTTCTTTAAGCTGAACAGTATTGCTAGTTACAGCTCCACCTTCAGTTTCTTTAACTACTTCTAACCCACTATCTTTAGTTGGAGTGTAATCACTTGTTGCTTCCAATCCAATAGGATCTAATTCCCTATCTGGATCGAGCATTCCTGGATCATCTGTGTCTTCAAGAACTCTAATTTCTTTTAAAGCTATTGCTAGCTCTCCTTCACCTAATTCTTTTCCATATTTAGGATCAAGAGCAATTCCAGCAAGCTCTTCTTTATTTTTTTCTTTGCCTGTAAGATCTGTTTCTAGAGCTGATTCAATTTTAGCTTTAGCTTGTGTTAGTTTTTGCCTTAAATACTCTAATTGTTGTTTAGTAACTCGGCTATTTAATTTATCTTCAAGCGTCTTTTTTCGATTTTCTAAATTCTGTATTTGTTCATTTCTTGCTGTCGGCGTTTCACCTGGTTTAGGCTCGGCTGTTTTTAGTGCTTCTATTTGTTGTTCAACCTTAGCTAAATCTCGTTTTATAGGTCTACTTAAAAATTCATTATCTTTAAATGTTAAAGGTTTTGTATCTTTTTCTAATTGAGCTTTTTCTGATTGCAAGCTTTCTAGCTCTGTAGCTAATTGTTCCTTAGCAGCTTTTATGGCATCAGGAATGCTAAGTTGCCCAAAAGCTTCTGCTCGAAGAGTATCGTAGATTTCATCAAAACGTTTATTTTGACTTGCAACTCCAGTCTCAGTATCCTTAACTTCTCCAGACAGATCATTAATTTGTTGATCTAAATCATTGATACGGTCTTCTACAGTAATTTTACTTAACTGAGCCTGTGTATCTGTTAAAGTTTTTTCTAAAAAGATGCGTTTTCTAGTTGCAGGAGTTCCTTTAGCTACCTGTTTAGCAGCTTCTTTTGTAAGTTGAAGACTAGCAACTGTACCCGCTACTCCCGGTGCAGCTAGAGTCCCTTCAATACCAATTGCTACCATTTCAGATTTACTTAAAAATTCTTCTTTTAACCCCCAATGCTCAAATCCTTGACTGATTACTTCTTGACCACCTTCTCCTGCTAGTGGTGCTGCAATTTTTGTAATAGGTTTAACTAATAAAAGATTAGCTGTCTTAGTACCTAGATTCTTATTTAGCCCTCGATTAATAGCATCGCCTACTTTATTCATCCATTTAGTTGGATCTACTTTAATAAGCGGTTTCCCTGAGACGACTCCTTTTATAGCTTGAACACTAACTTTTTCAGCTAGCATACTAAAAGCTGCAGATATTTCTATTCTCGCTGCTATTTCTGGAGTCAGCTCTTTTCCTTTATTTTCATCTAGCTGTCTCCACTCATCTTTCATGGTATTAGCTTTACCGTGAGCTAAGCTAGCTAGCATCCCTATTTGCACAGGGACATTTCCTACAGCCAGTGCTAAAGTAAAACCAACACTATCAAACCCTTTTTCCAAAAAAGTTCCTATATTATTAAAAGCATATTTTATAGCTTCTACTGAACCTTTCTGCTCAGAAATTAATGCAAGAGCTGTAGAAGCTCCTTGCATAGAAGCTCTATTTACTGGGAAATACTTTTTATACTCCTCAGCCATCTTTTTAATAGACGCCCTAGATTCTGGAGTTTGAGTAAAGGCGCTAGCTATTAGTTCAACAGGATAAGCTAAGCTTTGCATAGTTTGATTAAAGTATTGCCCAGCAGAACCATCTAAAGGAGCATCTGGATCAGACGCCCAATTCTCGCGGTCATAGTCAGCATATGACTTGGCCATAATTTCATCTAATCCAGTTAGTTCACGCCCACTAGAAGTCCTAACTGTCCACGTACCGTCTTTATGTTTAAATACTCTATTACTAAATTGTTCAACAACTGTGGTTTTATTCTTTAAAGGCATGAACCCTTGTGTTACTTCTTTTTGTCGCTGTATTTCTTTTTGTGCTAGATAAGCAAGATCAAAACCATCTGTGCTCTCATATGCCGCATCCAAATCTGTAGTTGCACTTTTCTCATAGTAATCGAGCGCACTAGAATAAATGTCATCAGGACTAAGTTCACCTACGTCAACAATTGGCTCTTCTTCAATTATTCGTACATCTTTAGACTTACTTACGGGCTTTTCAATATCAGAAGTAGGACGTTCTGTATCTTCAATTTTAGTAGGCTTGATCTGATCTTTAACCCTATTAGGATCCCGTTCTTGTATATCGGGAACCTTTTTAAGATCTCCAGTTGTTTCTCTAATTGGTGTTTTGGTAATAGTTGGAACTGAAATATCCGTAGGCTCTCTAGGCGTAGCGTCAATCTTTACTGGTTTTACTGTGTCTTCTAAAGCAGCACGTTCAGTAGAACTAGTCTTTTTTATCCAATTAACTAGATCTTCTGCGTTATCATTAAGATAGGTTAGTGCTTGTGGGCTAGTGAGACCACTAACTCCTTGGGATTTCATAAAAGCCTTAGCCGCTATTTTTAAACTCTCCGTGCCATCACTTAATCCCATTAGAAATACGTCATCATTTGCTACGACAGTATCTAATAATTTATCCCATTCTTTATCTACGTTTATAGGTTTAGAAGGTTTCTGAGCAGTTCTAGATACTTTTTTAGCTATAGCTCCAGGAGTTTTACGATCCTTTTCTGTAATTATAAGTTCTTCCTCATCTTCAAAATCATCTACACTAAGAGATAGAGGTTCTGAAGGAGGAGGGGGTGGAGGAGGAGTACCCGCTGTGACAAATTCATCTCCGCCTTCTACTCCAAATTCTTGTAATTCTCCATCTTGATAATGAATTTTTTTCCAATGAGCCATTCCCTCTCTAAAACTCTTAGCTTGCTTTGATTTAATTTTATATTCTTCTTTGCTGAATGGAATTTTTTTGCCGTCTTTAGTAAGATTAGATTCTGGAAATAATTTATTTCCAGCTTCTTCTATCTCTTCCATAGTCGGTAGAGCTTTTCCTGTTTCAGATATAGCATCGGACACTCGTTTAAACCCAGTATTGTAAGAAGCCGTAGCTAGTTGTTGAGCTTGTTGATCGCCAAATCCTTTAGCCTTCCAATCTTTAATATGCTTAGCTAAATACTTAGTACCGGCTTCTATCTGATGATCCTGATTAGTGACATCAAATTCAACGCCAGTCCCTTCAAACATTTCTTTCCCAGTTTTTTCCGTTACTTGCAATACTCCACGAACACCTGTTTCAGAAACAGCTTCGTTGTTAAAATTAGATTCCTGTTTAGCTAGTGCTTTTAATAGATTCTTAGGAACTCCATATCTATCTGCGGCGTCATTTAAATCTTTAAATAAAACCTCAGTAGGTTCTGGTTCTTTATCTAAAGGAGTACCGGTAGCTATAGGCTCCTCCTCTTGCATAAAAGGCTTACTAGGTAGTGACTCAAAGGAAATAGGCGGGTCTGGTAAATCAGTAGTGTTCTCTGGGGATTTTATATAAGCTTTTTGTTCAGCTACTGGGGCAGTATTTTTATGCCCATTACCAAATACTTCAGTAGCTACCTGCAGTTTCTGCTGGTTAATTCTAGCTTTAGCTTCTAGTAAGCGGTTAGTTAAGGAAGTTGCTTTAGGATCTGATGGGCCTTGAGCATAGTCAGGATCTAGAGTAGCTGTATCATCCCCATACAGACTCCGTTTAATATCGTCAAATTTTCGCATATTACCATTGTCTGTAAGTAGTTAACGTTTAGGTTGAATTGGAGGCTCTCCAGCTCGTGGCTCCATTCTTTGCATATGTTCGAATTCTTTAAACAATTGTGACATGTTTTGTTGTACTTTTCTCCATACTTTTGAACCAGTAGATCCTTTAGGATCTTCCCATCCAAAGTTAAGCGCCATCGCTTTATACATTACGTCAGGTTTTAACATGTATAAAAAACCTTTCTCCCTAGCAGCCCTAACATAATCTCTCATCCAATCCTGTCGTTTTTCATAAGAAACTCCCTCACCCGTACCTGGATTTTCCATCTCTACTTTATGTAATGGAGGATGTCTCTCAAGATATTGATTAACCAATTGATCGAAACTAGCTGTTTTATCCTTTGCAATTTCTTTTCTTGCTTCTGGTGTCCTGTATCTATTTTTAGGTAGCCATCTCTGTAGTTCATCTATTAAGACATTGGAATCTGCTTTAGCCATCTCACCATTAGGATCTATTGTCATAATACTAAAATCTGGATCTTTAAAATTCAAAAATCCCCTATTAGCATCATACCCACCTGTGTTACTTAACATATTAAATATAGCTAACTCAAGAGTATCCTCATGCCAAGGCTGTAAAGTACTTAGTCCTGCTTTTGGACCTGACTTATAAGTAAAAGCTTTTTTCATCTTATCTGACACTATTCTTACTTGTTTATATAATTCTCCTATACCATTAGATTCTAATTCTTTCCATTCTTTTGTCTGACCGTATTTCTTTTTAAGATTTGCTAATAAAGCTTCTGCTGCTTTATTTGCAACAGGTCTGTCATCTAAGAAAAATTTCCTTGCTTCTACCGCTTTTTCGTTCCATTGTTCTAAACTACTTTTAAAATCTCTAGCTTTTAATTCGGCAATTGTATTACCTGCCTTAATCACTGTAGATATCGTGCCGTTTTCTGCAATATCTTGTCTAATTTTTTGATCGATAACTTTTTTAGGAAGTTCAGTAAATTTAGATCGGTATATTTCATACATTTTGTCTAAAAAAATTCTTTGATCTTTTAAGTTGCCATCACCACCAAGCCCAAGTTGTTGCCATATTTTAAGAGGATCAAGTTTTCCTTCAATGGCTGTCCCATCAGGTTGCGGATATGCGTATGTCATATCATCTAACGCACGAATAATAGGCTGAGTTAAAAAATCAGCCTCTGTTGGATCCCATTGAGGATTTGCTGCAAACGTTTTACTAGCTTTATTTATTGCATTAATTTTACTATTTATATCTGATGCATCTGATATGTCTCTAGCCATCTGTTTAAATGTTCTATCTTTAAGAGTCAGAGTTTTATCATATGCAACTCCTCTAACAAAGGCTTGTCCATATTCACTTTCTTTAAAAATCTTATTAGCTTTGGCTTCAATTTCCTCTTCAGTAGCCCCTAGATTTTCGCTTCTTATTTTGTCTGTTATGTTTTTTCTTACTTTTGCTACAACATCAGGAGTGTATGTTGACTCGTTACCAATGATACCTCCTGCCTCTGCTATAGTATCTGGATCTAAGGCATATGGCGTATCTCTTAACAACTTATCCGCATAATATTTAAGGCGTTTATTAGGATCTGCTACATTACCTAGTCGATTTTGTTTATAAAAATTATTTACTAAATCTCGGACTCCTCTAGGATTTTCTGCAGGATCAATGTTTTCTAATTGGGTTATTTCGTTTGTTAGAATATTTTCATCATGTATTTTCTTTTTACCAGCATCTAAAGCGCTAAGAGACTTTTCTATACCTGGCATTTCTCCACGTAAAAAACTAGAGCTAAACTCATCCGGGTGCTTTTCTATATATGCCTGACGAGCCGCAGGACCAGACTGTCCTTCCTCAGGAATAAGATTACCAAGCACATTCATAGCTTGACTCTTTATAATATCCCCTGAAGTATCTGTAACATCCTCTACACCTGTTAGCATTTTTTCTAGGCCTGCGATGATCTTAGTATTAGCTCTACTAGTATCCCCAGTTCCAGAAATATGGGGATTTACATTTCTCCATGTTGGAACATTATCTGCCATATCTATTCTCCTTTAAACTGGAATAATCGTTTCCTGTGCGTATCTCTCACGCTTTGGATCTTGAGCATCTTTAAATGCTTGCCTATCGTACGCAATTTGATTATAAGCCGTAACTTGATTGCCATAGTTTTTCCAAAAGGCATCTTTTTGAAAAGCTAAATTACTTGCAGCTAGTTTATTTTCATCTTCAGCTAATCCAACCATTTTATACCCTAAGGGGATTTTAGCTACATCAGTTGCTAACTTTAACCCATCTTTAAGTCCTATATCTTTAGCTGAGTCCCATAAACTACCGCCCATATCTCCTAAAGTACTACCAATAGTATCCCACCAGCTTTTACTATTACCAGATCCTTTTTGTGTATATATCCCACTACCCAAATTCAGTAAATTAGAATTATTACTCCAGTCCTCTCGCATTTTATCTGCAACAGATGCCTGTTTTCTCTGAGTATTTTTTAGTAGGCCTAATTGCTGTTGGGGACTTTTTTGAGAAAGGGAGTATCCAGCCATTTTACCTAAATCCACCCCCATATCTTGGAAGCGGTTTTTTATTTTACTATCGCTCCAACCTCTATTACGTGCTTCCATCATTAGTGCAGCAGTTTGTTGGTCATAATCAGGCATAAATGGAGGTTGCCATTTACGAGTAGTCATATTTCTATCTCCTTAGTCTTTGCTTAACTTATAGTAAATATTACTATTGTTTGATTAAAATGTCTATGCATACATTCCGCCTCCTTGTACATTTTGCTGTATAGTTTCGCTAAATGCATAAGCTGTATACGGAACTTCATACTGTGCATTAAATAATGCATAGGTTACTTCTCCACCTAACGCCGCACCCCTATTAATATGTCTTACGGATTGAACTAATTGGCTTGTGGCTACTGCATTATCAACAGTTACTGCAGCTTTTAAGACGTTTAACTCGTCATAAAGTCTTCCTGCTTCAGTAGTAAATGCTTCTGATTCAGCTGCTATTTGTTTACCAATTTCTTGTTCTTTTTGTAATGCTATATCAGTTAACCCGCTCATAACTTTTACAGCTATTTCCGCTAATCTAAGTGGGTTGTTTAAAAAGCTGAAATCAAAGGAACTTGGAGAAAAACTAAACGAAGCACTTTGAAATTCAATCAGGCTTCCAGGAGTATCAACTCCTATAGCTGTCCCTCCAGTATGTCCATACGTAGGTCCTCCGTAGCTAACTCCCGGATCCCATGCGCTAATAGCAACCATTGAGACTAAATTAAGGATCATTGCCAGCTCTGAGTTATCCCCAGCTATCTCTGTAATAGCTAATTGGATAATATACTGAGCTGCCATCTTAATAAGCATATTAGGTAATGCAGCTACAAATGCGCCCCAAGCTACTGATAAAGCAGCAGTAAGAGAGCCGGCTGCGGCAATATTACCTAACGTAGTCATCATAGTAGCAAAACCGGCTTTAAGCATTGGCCACGCTACGTACGCTATAACTACAATAACAATAATCATTACTAGAGCCGTAAGAAAACTCATACCAGCATGTTCAATAACTTCATAGTGCGCTATGTAAATAGATGCATGGGCACCTGCTAAGAATAGTCTACTAACTTGTTGATTAGAAAGGTTTGCAATGAAATTATGAATAAACGGAGCCATAAGGTCTTCCTTAGCTCCGAGATTAAACTTAACTACTTTAAATTTACCAGTGTCTCCATCTACTACTTTTAACGCTCCTATAGGCGCGTGTACGGTATAGGCATCTAACCCAGAAGGTTTAACACAATAGTAAGTTATAGATTGTCCGATAGTAGTTTCAGGAGCAGCTTGCTGAACATACCTTAAAACTCCTGACCCATTATTCTCATAAACAGCGTCTGGAGTTAGATATATAATTGAGCTAGTAGTGCCATCAGACTCCTGCAGTACAGGTGAGGGATTATTGTAGCTAAGCCTTGTAGTTACCTGAAGCCAATTAGTTGCTTCCCCGGAGGTGGCACCGGGATTAGGCACACCATTTCCGTCTAAAAAATCTTGTACTTCATCTAAATCATCTGCTTTATACCCTACGTTATACGTTCCTTTACCGGAGGATACGTAGTAGTTGTTATATAAAATATTATTTGAATCAAACCTAGACATATCTGAGTAATAAATACCGTTCTCAGTACTTCCACTATTAGCATTAATAGTAGCTAATGATGTAAAAGCATAGGTTATATAAGACCATTGAAATGCATATTCGTAATCATCACACGTAATAAGCATATTATTCTGAGGTTTATCATCACCTGCTGGAGTATTGTTATAAGTTCCCTGCGTAACTCCTTGAGATGGAAATAGATTTTCAAACATATTAAATAGATACCCCATTCCTGATTGCGAGGTATCCCACATTCTTACTCCAAAATTTACATAAATATGATCTAAATCTCCAGGTGCTACCCCAGAATCTGTTAATATTGCATCTAGTACTTCTTCAGCTTCTAGATGGATTATGTCCATTATTCCTTCTATCTGTGCACGTTTAGTAGCCCCAAAAGTAGTATAGTTCGCATTATTTATACGTAATGGAATAGCAGGCAGTGCTTTAATTGCAGAGCCATCTTCATCAATAGGCTCTTCTACTGTATCTAAATCTGTATACGTTCCCGAGCCCACTTGATATATAAACAAATAAAGTGTAGACGGAGCAGAATTTCGATAATAAGTAGATACGTAGTGTAATTGAGTAGGCTTAGTGGGGGCAGTATACGGAAGAGTTATAGTAATTCCGTTATCCTGATACGCGGGTATCGTGTAGTCATCTGTAGAAGAATTGTAGGTAATGGTATTTAAATTAATATGCCAACTTTGGTCTACAACTACAGAGTCACTAGTAGCTATTTCATCCGTAATATCAAGTATAAATTCATTACTTATTGTATAGGTAGAAGTAGGTGTACCTGGAGAAGTCTGAATAGCACTACCCGAATTAATAACTACTGAATCCGATGTAGCAATTTCATCAGAAATTGTAAGATTAAAATTAATACTTTGAGCTTCTGTACTAGCAGGAGTAATAGGCGAAGTGGTAACAGTAGCAGCACCTGCACCTAATACATTAGTACCTACGTTATATGTTTTATTTTCTTGTAACCAATACTTAACCCAATCTGCTTTAGATAACGCTCTTAAGTACGCATTCTCAACTGTACAAGGAACACCTGTTAAAGTTTGTAATGCCGCAGTTAACTCATCATAATCTATAATTAAAATATAAGATTCAACTGTAGGGAAATTTTCGAAATAGTTTCCCTGCTCAATATAATTTAAAAAATCTTTCACATTACCTTTAAGACTTCTAAAGGCACTGTGATAAATTAAATTACTAGTAATATCTTGTTCTTCTATGATGCTTTGGAGAAGGGAATTAAGGAGAGGATTCTTGTTATCTACATCATCAAATAATGGGACATTATGTACTTCAAAGTACTCAACAATTTGTGTACTTCCCCCGTCATAGCCAAGAAGCACCATAACTAACATTACTACCATTTCTACTATCTGTACTACAACTTCAACGATAGCAACAATAACATCTACTATCGCCGTAAAAATGCTAGCAACAAACCCCATTGCTATTACCCTGTAGGTTCTGCGTTAGATATCTGAGTATTTATATTACCTGTTCCAGTTTCATTTATAGCAGTAACGCCAGTAGCAGCTACTCCTGCAGTAGAAATATTGATACTCCAGGCGTCTAATATCGTTTTAAGGTATTTTTGATCTGCATTCCATTTGAAACCTTTAGCTTGCTCAGCAGATAAAGCTGCAGCTCTGCCCATAATACTAGTAGTACTTGGAGCTACTTTAGTTGATTTATCTGTTTGAGCAAACTCGGTAATTTCTTTTTGAAAAAGTAATGACTCTTCAGCATTACCTTTTTGCGCACCTATAGTAAAAGCCACTGCTTGTTGTACTGTTGCTTGCATAGCCGTTAAATAAACTGTTGCGTAATCACTGCCAGTAATTCGACCTAAATTAAACTGAGCAGCCATATGCGCATTTACAGTTTCCATCATGTCATCAAATATACCTGTACCTGTTACTACATTAGCGTCACTAGTAGCAACATTAGCAGTTAAATTAGCAATAGTTATAGCCATTAGTTATCTCCTGTATGAAAGGCTGGGTTAGCTGCTTGAGCTGCAGCTAATCTTTCTAGTTCTTCTTTAGTAAGAGGATCTAAAACACGTACATTAAACTTTTGAGTAATGTACGGCTCCAGCACTTTCTCGCCATTAGGACGAGTAACAGTTTTAAATTTCTGCATTTCAGCATGCTTTATTTGATTATAAATAATTTGTGGGACATGCCAACCTTCTTCGTTATTAAATGGAACATATTTTTTAATCATTTTTCCATTATTAAGACCAGAAGCCCCTACTGTAAATATTAATCCAGGATATCCACTCATAAGAGGATCATTAGGAGTAACTACAATTCTAACTAATTTTAAAGCTTCTTTTTCTCCTGTTTTTCCTAAAGCTTTTGCAGCTGCAGCTTTAGCAGCTTCACTAGCATCAGGTAGCCCTCCTTCATAGGGCCTATTTTCTACAGCTATTGGTATATCCTCCATCATTACTTGAGGGCTCTTTCGTGCATCTTTTAATAATTCTCCTAATTTAGCAGAGCCCGTTTTATGATGAAACTTAACTCCATACTCTTTTAATTCTTCTTTAATCTCTTCGTCAGTAAGTTCACTAATTGGTGTCACAACTTCCATTTTATTCTCCTTTGAGAAACTGTCATTTCTCTAGTTAAAAGAGAAAAGTCCCCCGAGGGCGTAGCCCTCGGGTGACAATCCTATTGTTTATACAGCTGCCAAGGCAGTCCAAATAATTCCTAGACGTTCTGGGCGAAGTGCCATAAATCCATAATACCATTTGATGGAGTAGAACCCTACTTCACCATATGGATCATCCAAAGAAGCTATTTCTTTACCAGGCTTCTTATGGTTAATGGTAAATTTAACACTTTTTCCGTCAGTCTGGAAACCTATAGTAGTGAAGGCACCATCACCAACAACCAACATTGGGTAGATGTCTGCACCATTATCACCAGTACCTGCAGTATCAGCAGAAGCTGCACCGCCATTCTCGGTGAATTGCATTTCTGGTACTACAACAATTCGGAACTGATCTACTGTTCCAATTTCGCCATTCATGATATTTCCAGCATCAGCATACTTTTCAACAGATACAAAAGCAGGCTGGCTGTGAAGATCAGTCATAGCTCGTAGAACTGGAATTAGCTCAGAACCAACATACATTATACGACCACCATTAATGGTTTTCGTATCAATCATTCGAGAACCAGCAATAATCTTTGTTTGCTTAGGAGTTTTGTTATCATCCAAAGCAATAGAAAGATTCATGAGATCTCGGTACACAACAACTTCATCAACTGCTAATTTACTGCCTGTAGTAACAGCAGGACTAGCAGAACAATAATAAGCTGTTCCGTTAGCAGTTGCGTTAGTAATAAGATCTGCCTGAAGCTCCGCTTCAGTCAGCTCATTAGCACCTACAAGAGCTTCCTCAGTAATATGCATTAGCAATTCTGCGTCAGAATCGAAATCCATTGATTCCTGAGTGTACTCTGTAAAGAAACCGCGCTTAAGTAATTCCCCTTCAATTTGCGTACGGGTGAATCCAACACGGTTAACTCGTCCACCGTTCTCACGGAGAGTAGGTATTTTAGATTTAATTGTACCGGTATCTTTAGAAGAGCCGTACAAGTTTTGATCATTTAATCCAATCTCACCACCACTACCAGCTGCTGTAACAGCAGCTGCTCTATTAGCAGCAGTGGAGGTTTGAAGAACACCAGAAGAATTCCATGCAGAATAAGTACCAGCAGTAAGTGCTGTACCTGCTGCATCCAATCCTTGATCACCAGTATTCAATACGTCAAGCAATGGAACATATACATCTTGCTTGATTTTTTTACCCATATGCTTAGGCATAGCACGTACATCTGCCAAAGGCATAAAATACATACGATCCCGAACAGCAATAAGGGCTTTCTTAAAATAATAATCAGTTCTTGCTTGTGCGCCTATATCTGACGCAGTTCCGCTAGCAGTACTAGACGGAGCATTATACATATTTTCATTAGCCATGATAATTGTCCTGTATTAAATAGTGTTAACTACCGGACAGCATACTTCTTCATAAATTCTTCATCAGAAAGACCTAAAAAGTCTTCGTTCTTTGGAACTTTTTTAGTAGCAGTTTGCTTGACCGGAGCTACTGCCTTTCGTTTTTTATTTCGATCAGCATTAGCTTGTTCTTGTTTTTCTTCCATCTTACTTGATACTTGAGATGTATCCTCAGGACTATTTTCTGTTCGAAGACCGCCATTTTTATATAAATATTCAGCAATTTGTCTATACGCATCTACATCAGCAATACCAGCTAATTTACCTAAAGCTTTATCCCTTTGTAGTATTGTATTAACTTTATCAAATACACCGTTACTCATATGTGTATTAATGACTCCAATAATTTCAGGATGCTCAGATATTGTTTCTTTACTGTCGGCATCCCAATCTTTGGTTAGAACATTAATAGTTTTATTAAAAGTATCAGTATCTTTGATATCTTC